ACGGGCGCACCTACACCAGCGCCGACCGTGGACCTCGGAGCTTTGACAGCGCCGTCACAACAACCACCACAGTCACAACAAAATCAGGCACCAGACACAAGTCTGCTTGGTGGTAATCCAATGGACATCCTTAAAAACTTACAGATATTCCAGAGACAGCAATGAACAAAGATCAGCTAAGAGTAGAGCTTGCAGAGGACGAAGGCTGCAAGTACGAAATATATTTGGATCATTTAAATCTGCCAACTTTTGGAATCGGTCACCTGATCACTGAGGCTGATTCAGAGTATGGTCAACCCATCGGCACACCGGTGGATGAAGAGCGTGTACGCAAAGCTTTCAACCTAGACATCGCAGTCACCCTCGATGAATGTCAGGTTTTGTACGATGACTTCAATGATCTACCAGAAGAAGCGCAGCTAGTCATAGCAAACATGATGTTTAATATGGGAAGGCCGCGCCTGTCCAAGTTCAAGATGATGAAGAAAGCTTGTGACGAGCGCGACTGGAACGAAATGGCAGACCAGATGGTCGATTCTAGGTGGCATGATCAGGTTCCAAACCGCGCAAAAAGGCTGGTCAAACGAATCCGCGACCTCGCAAAAGACTAACCTTGTAAATTACACGGTTATTCTACAAGGTGCAAACCACTGAAATCACTAGATAAAAACATCGATTCTCGTGGACCTCAGTATCGAGGGCCGTCCCACAGTACCTTCAGGTCGCTGAGATTCGATGTTTCGGGGTCGCAAGTCTCCCCCTGACAGCAATCATCGATTACTTGGCAGCATTCGAAGCACTGCTCATGCCCGTGGACATAAACAGTGCGTAGTTTGTTCCCGCAGCGCGGGCAATGTGCTGGTTTGTTGTTGCTCATCCTACTTCCCCCCAGTTGTCACCAACTGCTGAAGCGACTTCGAACGGGATCTTTAGCCCTTCGACACAAGTGGACATGATCTCGACAATCCTATCAGCCTGCTGCTGCGATTCAATGCTGAAGCACAGTTCATCGTGAACCGTCAACATCGGAACTAGGCCCTCGGCAAAACAATCTACCATAGCCTTTTTGGTTTGGTCGGCACTCGAACCTTGGATCAGTTTGTTCAGCGCCTTGTATGTGAACGCAGGGCGGATAGCCTGACGACCACCGTATTCTTTGGCTGCTTCTTCCAGCTTCATAGCCTTGTGGTAGCCGTAAGCTTTTGGTTCCCACATATTGAAACGGCACTTGCGACCAAGATAGGTACGGATGTGTCCTACTTTCTCTGCCTGTTGCGATGCCATATCTGCTATGCCACGGACGAATGGGACTTTGTCGTTGTATTGAGCCAGCAACACTGTCGCATCTTCTTCGCTGATGTCCAACGTACCAGCAAGTTTCTTCTTGCCCATACCGTACATAATGCCGAGGTTGACTGTCTTGGCTTCCTTACGAGTGATGCCAGCCAAGTCCGCTACCATCTGGTGGAAGTCTGCATCGCCATCGTGATACATCTGGATCACATTGTCGATCTCAGGGTGACGAGCAGGACCTTGGATGCTGGCGCAGTAGTGTGCCAGCCAGCGTGGTTCTTGTGAAGCGTAGTCAAAACTTCCCCACTTGGTGCCTTCTTCTGGTATAAAGAGACCACGAATCATCCGCTTGATCTCAGGATCACGGGCAGGGATTTGCTGTAGGTTCGGGTTGCTTGATGAAAATCGCCCCGTTACAGTACCACCATCATCAGACCGCAAGGGGTTGAAGTCACAATGGATACGACCGTTATGAGAATGCTCAAGAATTGTTTCGATAAATGTAGTGTTGGCTTTGTTAAACTCACGAAGCTTTACGATCTTCTGCGCCACTGGATGCGGGTGGTTAGACAGAAACTGCTTTGTAAAGGACGGCGCACCCGAGCTTTCTGTCCGATGGTATTCAAGCCCAAGGGCATCGAACGCCTTTGCAATAGATGTAGCAACCCACGGCTCGATACTGACGCCAGTATCTTCCTTTATTTCTTTAAGTAACTGCACCTCGCGTGACTGCAATAGCTTCCGCGCACGTTCAGCAGCGTCTGTGTCTACCCGCACACCCTTTGTTTTCATCTCAAGCAGGCAGGGCAGCAAGCTAGTTTCAAGGTCGAAGATGCTCGAAACTTCGTCCTTCTGAATCTCGGTACGCAGCCGATCCCACAAGCGCAGGGTAACAGCAGCATCCTGTTCAGCGTATGCACCAACAAAGGTAGATGGTAAACGCCACATGCCACCCTTCGGATCCACACCAAAGAACTGTGCTGCCTGCTTCAGCAGCTTCTCGTTCTTGTATTCACCCAGCCACTCGCCTGCCAGTGAGTTAAGATTGTAGTACCGGCGGTTCTCGTCCAGCAGCGGCGCGGCAATCATCGTGTCGATTATCCGTCCTTGGACCTCGATCCCTTCTGCCCGAAGCCAGCCCAGATCGTACATCGCGTTGTGGAAAATCTTTTCAATATTAGGGGTTTGCATCTGCTTCTTAAACCAACCCATCACCGCAGTACGAGGCATGTTGCCGCCGCCTTCGTGCTTGATTGGGAAGTACCAAGAGCTATCCCCAGCAGCCACAGCCATGCCGATGATGTATCCGTCCTTGCGAACCCACCCCGGTCCGAGTGTCATCAGGTTTGGATCACGAGTTTCCAAGTCAACAGCAATGCGCTCATACCCAGTCAGATCTGGAAGCTGCGAAGGTGGTTGCCAGTCTTGTGGTAAGGGACTAGCAGCTTGCTGCTTTATCTCTTCTTGGTCTTGGATGTCTGTACTATGGCGCATAACTGGGAACTCATCTCTGTTTTTGGGGTCTTCAATGAAGCTGTACTGATGCGTTTTGGTCATTAATATAATCCTCAATAACTTTGTTGTTGACGGTAATTAACACAGGTGTGCCATCACCCATCCAAGCATCGTAGATATTGTAGTAGAAGTATTCGATTGCTTCGTCTTCATCCCACTCATTGTCGTTCATCAGGATGTTGATCATCTTTTGTACGTCATAGGCCAGAACATCATCCTGCCCCTTACGCGCTGCCATACCTATGATGGCGTCATCAAACCCCACTAGCCGCACGACATTAACATCATCGCTCTTATCGCTCATTGGTAGATAACTCCCCAACACAAGCCAGATACCCCGCGCCGTCAACATAGTTGTCGATGTGCCATTTGTTGCCCTTGATCCTAGCCACCTTCAACAGCGTCATCATAACACCGACATCGATAGCGGTGACGTTGCAATCCAAATGCTCTGACCAATACCGTGCGATGGTATTAAAATTATCCTCCATCTCACCGTGATCAGCCGCCCGATCTTTGGTCACATATTCTTTGGCTGTGTCTAAAATGTCTGCTCTTTTCATAGCTGAAATCCATATCTGTTTTGTGATTCAATAATGTGAAGCTCATTACGAGCGCGAGTTATCCCAACGTAGAACGTCCGAGTCTCGGAGTCCTGATCGTCAGATTCTGTGCATGCACGAGAAGAGTCTAGTAGCAAGGCAACATTGTCGGCTTCGCCACCCTTGGCTTTATGGATCGTTGAGATCCGTATCCTCGGCTTCCCCGTCAAAATAGACTCGCCCATACGGCGTACTGATGAAATGTAGATGAGTGCCCTGTCGCTCACCTTGATCACTTCGTGCCACGGGATTTGGGGTGTTATGCTCGAGCCTAACTGCTGGAGAACTTCGTCTAGGCCGTATGTATGCTCTGGGTCTAAAGTTTCTAAAGTTCTTCGCTGAACTGGGGTTGCTGCCTTTTCTGAAAGGATCTTCGAAAAGGTTTTTAGTTCTGCTGCTGAAAGATACTGTCCTTTGCATAGTCTTAGCCACACCTCGATACCAGATAAAACACTTGGGGAGATGGACCAACCACGGCCTTGGAACCAGTAAAGGTATCCTTGGTCGTAAAGTTTTCTAGCAACCATATTTGCAATGTGGTTCGTTCTAGCAAGTATCAACCATTCGCCAGTGGTTAGGTCCACATCAAGTATATCACGATGCCAAGTTACTTTCCCGTCTCTTTCGGCAGGAACCCAGTTTTTTTCTTGGCGCACACCTAATCGCTTGACAAGGTTGTTGGCTACCTTGTGGATCTGGTTTGGTACACGGTACGATTTATCGAGGATTATCTTCTCGTCTGAGGCCATCAAGAAATCCCTGACCTTAACACCCATCCAAGCGTAAATGCACTGATCATCATCGCCCGCGTAATATACCTTCTTCGACCTCGGAACTAGGACCTCTTTCACCATCTGCCATTGCAGCGGCACAAGGTCTTGGGCTTCGTCAACAATCAGCAAATCAAACTCAGGCGACATACGATCGGAAGAGCACACGTCTGAACTCCAGTCACGGCTACATCTCGTATGCCGTCTTCTGCTTGAAAAAAAAAAACAAAGA